GGTTCGAGTGTGTTGAAGGGGATGGAAGGGGATGCCTCTAAACTAACCCAGTTGATTAGCACCGCAAAGTTTGTCCGCCTCCCCAAAGGGTTTGTAGATAAATCGACGAGTTTTATTTCACGAGTTGGGAAACGCATCGCAAACTTCGGTGAGGACTCCGGCTTCAATGTCTCGGCAAAAGATTTCTCCGATACAGCCCAAGAGGGTTTCGAACCTATTACCGACCTACTTCGGACACAGATGGGGAATACAATCGTTGCGGAGATTAAACATCAGACAAGGAACTGGGAGATTGCGATCGAGCGGCTACGGCACACTCGGACCATTCCAGATAATCCAGAGTCACTCGCTTGGAGGGGCGGCAAGGCGATTAAAGATGCCAATGTGGTTTTGATGATGGGAGGGGTTTTGTTGAACTCGCTTCCAGACGCTGTTCGCCCTCTATACCGTCATGGTGTTGCCAAAACCGCAGGGACTAGTTGGGTTCCCTATATCACGAATATGAAGTCCATTAAAGGTAAATCATTCCGAGTTGTATCTGCCGATGTTCATCGCCGGATAGGCTATGCCTCGGAACCTTTCCTCCACGGCAGGGCTCAGGGAATGTTCGATCTTCTCGGAGACGTTGCCGGGGGCAAGACGAAGTTGGAGCGGGGGATTAAATTCCTCGCCAACAAGACTGGGGTTGTGGCCCTATTCTCCTACTGGACCGCGGCAATGAAAGCCGTGAGTGCGAATGTAGTCCACGCGACTATGGGAGTTTACATTCCTGATGCGGCGGCTGCCCTTGCTCGAGGTGGGGTTAAGACTGCGGACGAAACTCACATGCTGGTTTACCTCCGTGACAAAGGTTTGTCCGACATGGACATTCACCGGATCAATGCTCAGATGCAGAAACCGGGTGGGATGGAGGAATTTTCCAACGGGGGGAAATATCCCAACATGGGGGAGTGGGATGATATGTCGGCCTATCGTGCGTATAGTGCTGCGGTGACGAATGAGGTCAACAACACGATTGTTACCCCTGGTCTCGAACAACCAAACTGGACCGATGAGAACATTGGCTACTCCCTAATGTCCCAGTTCAAATCATTCACCTTCGCCGCCAATTCTCAAATGGCTATGCGACAACTTCAGGGAAGTGATCCCTATCTCGTGCAAGGCACCCTTGCCTCTCTCGGAATGGGGGCGATGGCCTATGCCGCCTATGCCTATTCGGCTGGTGGGAAAACGCAAGAGCGGATGGAGAATGCTTCGTGGGAAGATTGGCTCTATGAGTCGGTGGATAGGGTCGGTATGCTCGGAGCCCTTTCTCTCGGGCAGAAGATTGGAGAACAAATACCTTTCCTCGCTCAGTCCCCAATCTTCGGAGGGGAGGATAAAGCCTATCGTCGCTCCTCTGGTTTCCTCGGAACCGTCTTTGGCCCGACTGCCGGACAGTTCGAGAAGCTAACTGAGTTGATGAAGAACTTTGACAACCCAGAAGCGCATGATCGGAACAAGAGATTGATGCGGCAGATGTTTATCCCGTATCAAAACCACTTCCTCCTCCGGAGAGTTTTTGACGCCATTGGCGATGCCCTTAACTGAAAAGGAAAGTAAATGACTATTTCGAGTGAATATACCGCAACGCTACGATATGGTGATGGTGTCCAAACTGTATTTACGTTTGAGTTCCGTCCGCCGAAAGATGGGGGGATTGTTGTCTCGATTGTGAGTGCGAGTGGTGTTCTTACGGTCGTCTCGCCAAGCGAGTATGTGGTGACTAATCTGGCCGATAGCGGTTACATCACATTCAACTCCATCATTCCGATCGCCACAGAAACGATTGTGATTGAGCGGAAAACGGATGCCACTCAGCTTGTCGAGGTTTCCCCGCAAACTGGGTATGACCCGAAGGTTGTTGGTGAGGTTTGGGACAAGCTAACCATGCTCGTTCAAGAACTTCGAGATGGACTAACCCGCTCGATTTCTTTTGTTCCCGGTTATGACTCTGTCTCTTTTGTTTCGGCATTGCTCCAAGCGGCGGTAACGGCTACTGGGCAAGCGGCTATCGCAGTATGGGCAGCCTCCGATGCCATCGTGGCGAGGGATGATGCAGTTAATGCGAAGCAAAATCTCTTCGAGGCGTTTGAAGGAACGTGGGTAACTGGAAAGGTTTACATCGCAGGATCACTTGCTTATTCTGGAGGATCAACCTATCTTGCTTTGGTCTCACATACCTCAGGGGTTTTCGCAACTGATCTACTCGCCAATAAATGGGAAATTTTTGCCTCTCAGGGTGGAACGGGGGCGGGAACTGGCGACATGCTGGCTGCGAATAATCTTAGTGACCTTGCGAGTAAGCCAGCGGCGCGAGGAATTTTGGGGCTTGGTTCTCTATCTACAATCACTCCTACAGGAACTCCAAATTCCACAACATATCTCCGTGGGGACGGGACTTGGGGAACGCCGGTTGGGATAACTCCAGCTTCCTTTAGTGGCGAAACAGCTATAACGCTGGACGTTACTCATACATTTACCCACGGTCTTGGGGCTATGCCAAAGAAACTTCTCGTTTGGTTGGAGTGCATAAGTGACTCCAGAGGGTGGGTAACTGGTGATCGCATACCACTTACCAACGGGACGGAAAACTACAACAATAATGTGGCACCAGCTATCGCTGTTTCATCGACCTACATCAAGGTTCGTTTTCCGAGTCAATTCTTGCGGACAACTGGTTTGAATGGTTCGTCCAGAGGGCCATTGTCAACAAGTAACTTCAAACTCGTTGTTGAAGCGTCGCTATAAAAGGAGATAAGGTGTGAAAAGAGTTGACGTTTATATGCCTCGTATCATTCGGAAAGAGGGTGGATATGTTAATCACCCTGATGATCCGGGGGGAGCGACCAATCGAGGCGTTACTATCGGGACGCTCAAGAGGCTCAGAATAGACAAAGATGGAGATGGGGATAGCGACATTGTCGATCTTAAACTCCTTACCGAAGCCGATGCCGTCAGAGTGTTTACGAAATTTTATGCCGAGCCCGTTCAAGCGGACATGCTACCTTTCGGACTCGACTTCGCTGTCGTTGACTTTTCAGTCAATAGCGGTCCAGTAACGGCGGTGCAGAAATTGCAAACGGTTTTAGGTGTAGCGGCTGACGGGCATATGGGGCCAAAGACTTTGGCTGCAATTGCGAAACGCGACATCGTAGAACTCATCAACGCCTATTGCGACACCCGCCTCGCCTACATGAAACGGCTGAAGAATAAGAAAACCGGAAAGCTGCTTTGGGACTCGTTCGGGAAAGGGTGGACGGCGAGAGTGCAAGCGGTTCGTGCTGACGCTATTCGAGATGCCACTTCCCAAATCCCCGCTCAGCCGGAGAAACCAAAAGGCCTCATCCCTCCCGCAAGAGAGGCCAAGAAGTGCCAACTGCAACCATTGTGGAATTTTATCTGGAGGAAAAAATGACTTGGACTTTACTGCGCGGCTTCACCTACATCGCAATGCTGATAGCGAGCCTTCTCGCCTTCGCCGGACTGGCCGACTTCGACATCGCGTCAGGGCAAATACAAATCCATTCGTTCAACGTCTATGATTTTGTTGCAACGATGTCAGGGTTTGTATCTTCTTCCCTCGCCTCATTGGCCGTGTTCAAAAAGTGGGGGCAAAAGTGATGGAGTATGTGATTGGCCTACTTGCGTTTCTTGGAACTGCGGTGGCCTTCTTGTGGCAGAGACTACGGGCGGCCAAGCAACGGGAGCGTGATCTCATTCGAAACATTGAAGGGAGAAAAAACTATGACGATGCGATTGCCAATTCTCACAGCGATGCTGATCCTTGGATTAAGCGGCTGCGTGACGACAAGTGATGTGAGTTGTGAGGCGACGAAACGTGATCGCCAACTTCTCAAGGAGGGTTTGCTGGCCCATCCAGAAACTGCGGATGCGGTGGGTGAGCCAGCAACAGATTTGCTTATCGGACTTAAAGGGCTTTGTCCTCGGTAGGCACGTCCACACCCTGAACCTCGGCCCCGGTTAACGTGTAACCAATCAGGTCGATGAAGCTATCTAGATGGTCCGGCGACTCACATAGCCGGGCCTCTTTCATGAGACGCATCATTGGGGATACGTCTTGGGCCTGGATAGTGAAAGGCTCTCCTTCTCTGGTCATTTCCACGCCAATGTTCTCGAAGTAGATTTCCCAAAATCTTGCGATGCGACGGAAGTTATTTTCAGGTTTTCCGTATGCCGAGCGGCGAGAACCGTTGACTATTTTATCCGCAGTCTCGACTAGGTATTTTTTGATGTCACTCAAAGCTTGTCCTTTCCTTTGCATAGTAGACCGTTCCGATATTCTTTTCCCCAACCGCTCGGATAAGGTTGGCCTTTTCCATCAGGTCGATTAGGCGTTCGACCGCATGGGATGGAACTCGACGGGCGAGGAACTCAACAAGGAGGGATTTTGGCGCTCCCTTATTATACCTTACCTTGTATTGGAATAGCATGTGCCAGCACTCGTCCATTACTTTTCCATCACCGCCCGAGGACATAGCCTTGAAGATTTCTGGAATGGAAATCTCCATATCGAACAGCCAGTCCATCGCGAGTTGGACTTCGGGAATGTCTATCACGAGTTTGTTCCCGCCGTTGACGCAAGCAACCTGACATAGTTTTAGCAGGTGGCCAGTGCGACGGGTTAAATAATGCTGCAACTTGGGGTGATTGGGCAAAGGCTCCTGCCCTCCCATATGCCAAGTGTCGATCATCGAGGCGGCTTCCTCAGTGAATTTTATTTCCCCGTAGAGGTTGCCAATTTCCTCGAGGTCTTTTTGTAGCATGTCAAACATCGAGGTGTCGATCTTCTCCTTGTTGAACAAAGAAACGAGGCGTTTCTCCCCCGCGTAAACCAGCATGGTGCGGGATAAGAAGCCTTGATCCCAGGCTCCTTCTGGGAGAAGGCTTGTCAAGTAACTCGGTGTGGTTCCAGTCAAGAGGTTAATCTGAGGGTTGGGAATGTCAATCACCAAGTTCTTCGTCCGCTTTCTCTCCTTGAATGGGTAGCCGTCGTAAATGTCAGTTAGGACGTTCATAAACTCGCTCGCAAACTCGGGAAGGAAAACGCCTAGTTCGCTGACGAGGATTTTCAAAGAGTGAAACTCGACGGTTGGCGGTGTGCGGCCAGCAAAGACGAGGGTTCGTTGGGCGTCGTGAAGTTCATCCACTAGTGACGCTTTGGAGACACTCGAGGATGAAATCTTGTGATCCTCCATCGAGGCCCAAAGCTGTCGGACGGTGTGCAAAACGATTGACTTCCCGACTCCTGGAGGCGAGACTAGGATGGTGTATAGACTGGGGTAGAAATTTGATCGTGCGGTATGGACCCACACTTTCTTTTCCAGCACGCCAGCTAGGCATGAGATAGCAGCCCATCTACGCAATCGCGCAGGGCTTCCGCTATACTCGGTGTAGTCCTCAAAGGCCTCAACCCAGTTCTTTAATTTTCTGGGCATTGTTACCTCAGCTGAGAAATAGGTGTGTCGAGCATCGAGATGAAGGAAGAGTGGCGACGAGGTGGTTTGCGATCGTCACTTCCATTCCACCCTTTCAGCCCATAGGGATTTTCTTTTTCATCATAGGCTCCGTAGTTCCAGCCGATCTTAACCCCGTGTGGGATGGTGAACTCCCGCCCACGAGCGAGGGGGAGGCGGACCTTTAACTTATCCAAGATTACTGGGATGATCTCATCTCGCCTGGACCAACGGCTCCGTAGGACGAGAGAGTCGTGGACTTGGAGGAGGAAAGATATTGGAAGCTGGAGTCGGTTGCGATGGTGCCAGAGTTGGATTGCCCCACGGTTGATAAACTCTCCTGTGGTGGATTGAGGGGAGTAGGCGATGGCTGCGTTGCGTGTTGTGGATAGAGAAGGATCGGACCAGAAATATCTCCGGCGACCGAATGGGGTGGTGAGGCAACGACCGTTGTCGAGTTGACGAAGGGTTTCTTTCTGCCACTCGGTGATGCAAGGAAAGGCGCGGAAATAGTTGCGTTGGAAGTCGACGACTGTAGAGTTGGGAAGTTTAGAGGCCGAGGCCATTTGCCCGGCTTGTCCCATGTAGTTGGTTCCGTGTCCGAGGCGCTTAGCCAGGTCTCGATAGGAAAGATCACGATAGGCAATCTCTTTGGCGACTGCTTTCCACCCCTTTGGATCGTCTCCCCAAGGTAGTTTATCCCAGGCCATGCGAGTAACTGTGGTGTGGAGGTCGCCGCTTTCACAAGCATCGAGATAGGAACCGGCGAAGGCCTCTCCATGAGACTCAACGAACCAATTCCAAGCGATGGCTCCAACGCCCCGAGAGTCGCCTTGCTCGAGGTCGATGTCGATTAACATTTCACCGGAGTCAACCTCGAAAATATCTTTCAACTTGCCAGAGATATTTTGCAGGTTCGTTCCTGTCCCTGTGTCGCTGAACGAGGAAGAAAGTCTCCCGGTGTTTGTGCCGCCTACGTTGAGGGAGCAACGGATTTTTCCATCCTTATCGAGCGGAGATTTGAGAAAGCCCAACGCCTTAACGCAGTCACGCATGGCGAGGATGAAGTTGACAAAAGGCTCGGCGAAGTAGTAGTGGCGGAAACCCTCAAGGGCCTCTCGATCCGTCGTGACGGTGGCCGAGTCCTTACCCTTTTTCCGTTTCTTCTTCTCCGGGATCTGGAGAATTTCGTGGAAGAGGAACTGAACATCTTTGGGGGAGGAGTAGTTAACTGGGACTGGTGTCCGCTTGGTTCTCTTTGAGCGGTCCTTGGGTATGCCGAGACCCTCGTGGCAGAGACGCATCCAACCTTTCTCGAGTCGAGAGAGTTCATCCCGATAGTGTTTCTCAACATCGGAACGCCGGGAGGCGGAAACAGGCATACCCTCGAGCATCATTTCCATAACCGGAGCGATGGTCGCCATCGACACTTGGTAGGTGTTGCGGCTTACCTCATCCATTTGTTTCTCGAGCGCGAGGAAAACATCGAAGGTTACGCAGCAATCAAGGGCGTTATAGACCCAGTAAATTTCACTGTTGGTTAGACCTTCGGAGTCTTTTTCCAACTTCGTGGTGTCGATGATAAGCATTGTTTATCCCCCTCGTTTTTATTAAGCCAGCCAAGCGCGGTCTCGTGTTGTGTCGAGGTATAGGTGCGAGGGAATGTTGAACTTTTCCATGACGGGGGAGAACTCAACGATCCACTTGGTCACATCGACTCCAGTTTCCTTGACAGAGTTTGCGACCATGATGCGAGCGGCGGCTTTGAGGAAACCGACTGGGTCGGAACTTTTTTCCAATGCGAGAATGTTGTTCTGGTACTCGACGACGAACTGGCCGGACTCTCCGGCGATGGGATCGAATAACTTTCGCGTGTAGAGTTTGAAGAAGGTGAAGTTGGTATCGAAACCGGCGTAGGCGTAGGCTGTGTGTGGATCGTCTAGTTTGTCTGCCATTTCATACGTCCTCTTTCTTTCCACTCCGGTCGGTGGATTTTCTCTTGTGCATAAATTTCCAGGCCAGTTCGTCCGTGTAGATGGAGGCAAGGAAGCCCAAGCCTTTCGGCATCTCAGGTTGCATGGCGTGGTGCATTAGCATTGTGTCGTCCGTCCAGTTGGTAGATGGGATGCCCATCTGTCGCCATAGATACTGAACATCGTAGGAGAAGTTCTGCCCGAAGGATTTCTTCCCCTCGGCGGCGAGAGCCCGAGCGACAAACCGCCATGCGATATTTTCTTCTCGAGGAGTAGACCAGTAATTCCCCGTCGGTTTCTCCTCATCGAAGAATGGAATTACAATGGCTCGATCTGGAGTGGGTGCGATCCCTACGCAGGTTATCACCGCTCCCTTCGTCTCGATGTCGATGGATAGGTGGGAGCTTGGTTCGATGAACTCCTGCCAAAATTCCTCAAGGTCTTCGAGTGTCGGGCGGAGGTGGAGGTAGCGTTGCGGACGTCGGACTTCCGAAAACCCCATCTCCCTCTTGGCCTTGGCGAGGTCGGCGAAAAGAACCGGCTCCTGCTTGATGTCGGCCATTACAGCTCGGGGGTGCCAGCATGGAAGGACTTTAACCTCTCCCGCAGCGGCAATGGAGGTGGTGATCCGGCCTCGAGCGAACATTAGTTTCGACTCGTGGGTGAGCGCCATGAAGGGAAGGTCGCCTACCGCGAGGACTAAGTTGGGTTTCGTGTTGCGGATATGGGAGTAGAGGGAAAGAAGTTCTGTCTCATACTCCGCACGAAGATAGGCCCGAGGTGCGAGGGCGGGAAGTCCCGAAAGTGATCCTCGTTTTTCCTTCTGGGTGAAGGAGAAGAAACTGGCGGCAGGTTGGTTGATGCAGTTGGCCCATTCAACCTCATCTGGATCAATGCCGACTCGACGCATCTGGGCCTTGAAGTAGCGCCAGAAACCGTTGGTGAATGGTTTGCTCCCCTCGTTGAGAGAAGGATGCTCGCTGACGATCAATAGTTTTGGACGAGTTTGCATATGGCTTTGCCCCTATTCTTCACATATGGCTCATTCACTCAACGCCATTACCCGCTTACGCAGCGCGATTGCTTCGGTGAAAAACCCCTTGTCGATCTCGAGGCCGAGGCAAGAAGCGGCACCCATTCGCTCTGCGACGAGGATGGAATTACCGGAACCCATAGTCGGGTCGAGCATGATGGTGGAGGTGTCGATGAACATGCGGAAAAAATGGGAAAGCATGTCGCGAGGCTTTTCACTCGCATGTATTTCCTTGGACTTGGGGCAGCCGATTAGGTTGCTTACGGCCTGGACGATTTTGCGATCTCCGCGAGAAGCCATGAGGGCTACTTCGTAAACTTGCCGAGGGCCACGTTGTGGGTCGGGAAGGATGCCGGAGTTATCGTTGCGCCACCAGATCAACGGGACTGGGTTTACTTTCCAGCCCATCTCAGTGAGGCGTTCGATTGTCGGGGTGATGATGTCTTGGCGAGCGGATAGCCAGAAAAGAAGATGGGCGGAGGGTGCGATGTGGGTGGACATGATTTTCTCGAGGGCGGAAAGGCAAGCAGCGTAGAGTTCAGGCGTGTCTGAATATTCCCCGAAAGAACCTGTCGCCCCACTGTTGTGCTTATCGAAGTTAATTCCATATGGGAAATCGCAATGGAGGAAGTTGAATTTCTTTCCCTCGAAAGGGACAGATGCCCACTCGATAAAGCTTTCGTTGAGATAGGGATGGTCTGGCTTCGGCTCCTCGATTGGAAGTTCTTCCTCATCGGAGGATGGTTGGCCGTTGGTTCTGGCCGAGGCGAGTTTGTTCAGCGAGATTGGCTTGGAGAGAAGGTCGTCGATCTTCGCGTCAACTTCCTCCATTGCCCGTTCGCTTTTCCGCAGCGCGATGTTCTTAGCGGTGGTGAATGTGTCTGCGTTCTCGACGAGGGTATCGCCAGCTTCGATGAAGCGTTGGATCATCAAACAGTCGTTGACTTTGTTTCGCCCGATCGAGAGGAGTTTTGCTGTCTCTGTCTGGTTCCACTCAGCATTTTGCGATAGCTTGCGCTGGTGGATGCGGCAGATGCCATCGAGTTCCTCGCGCCACGTTAGGTCTTTCCGCTTGATGTTTTCCTCGAGTTCAATAACCTCGAGTTCATCTTGCGGAAGGTCGGTGGTGAGTTGGGCGAGGATGTGTGTCAGGCCGAGGAGCTGATGGGCGCGAAGGCGACGTTCCCCTGCAACAAGGATGAAGTCTGGAGTGACCACGATCGGATTGATCTGTCCGACCTCGGAAATGGAGGAAGCAAGTTCCTCAATTCCTTTGAACTCCTTCCGCTGCCGAGAGGGTTCGACGATGATGGAGTCGAGAGGGATGGAACGGAAGGAGCCGGAAAGCATGATGGGCCTCAATTATATGTGGTGGATGGAGTTGTGGCGGAGGAATGCTCCCCCGCCACATTTACCTGCTTAGTCAGCGGGCATGTAGTTCTTCACATCGACGAAGGTTGCGTCGCGCTCGGCATCGTGGCGGTGATGCGCCTGTGCGATGAACTCCGCACCCACGCTTTTTGCCAGCAACTCTTTGATCGTCGAGTCCTCATCCCCGTCCACGCGAAGGATGTCGAGAAGGAAACGCTTGAGGTTGAACAGCGCCCGCTTCTGATCATTCTCCTTCGAGGGATCGGTGGGTGCCATGAAACGGAGGGAGTTGCCTCCGGCCTTCAAATCTCCAAAGGCCTCGAGAGAGGTTTGATCCACATCATCGGCATCATCATAGGGCATCACAGGCTGGACCGGGATTTCCACAATTGCCCACTCGCCGTTGTTTGTGGTGCTCTCCTTGTGGACTTTCGAGACCTTCCAGACGTAGGTGCCGGTAGGGAGGACTTCGGGTTTTTCAACTTCGGAGGCTTTGGTGTTCAGTGCATCAAGAAAGTTCATTGTGTTCTCCATGAACGGGTGAGGTTGTGCCGATTGTAGACAGGTAGTCGGCGACCTGATCCTCTCGCGTTAGTCGGCGAGGAAGAATTTCTAACCCCATTGTGAGGCCATTGCGTCAGCTATCCCTTGAAAAGTTATGCTTCTCAACTTCCATCTATCGGGAGATGGAGGGAGATAATGAACTCGCTCTCTGATATGTTTTGGCAACTTCATCATTTCAGTATATACAACCTTGGTCATTTTCAAAGGGGGCAAATTGTGTAGGAATAACCCAGTTTTTTTCTGCTCCATATGTCCAAACCAATAAGGCTGGATATACTGAGGCTCTTTCATTCCTCCAAGTCGTTGTAAAACACCCACTGGATTTTCAAAACAAACTTTGGTGGACATCTCTTTACATTTTCCCCACAAACCCATTGTCCACGCAACAGAGTCTAAACGTGTTTGATACTTAGCTTTACCCTCTCCATATGTGCTATTTCCCGCAACGGTAAGCGCGGTGCAAGGAGGGTGAGCTATTATCAAATCCCATTCTTGGTAAAGCATCTCAACAATGTCGCCTTGAAAATGTGGGCCAGGTTTTTCCGTGGGGAGTAAGTCGCAAGAAATTGCGTCATGCCCTCTTGCTAAGAAAGCATCTCTTACAATCCCGGAAAACTCACAGCCGATTAAAACTTTCATAGCTTTTACCTTTGGGTTAGTCGGCGAGGAGGGATGCGAAAATTTGTGCCATGCCAGTCTCGAGGGGGTAGCTGGCCTCGAGCACGAAAGGCTTGGGGTTCTTGAGATCGACGAGGGAAGTCGGGGTGGTGGAGATTGTCCGCTTCACATTTTTCCCAATCGTCTTGGACTCGGCCATGATGAGGGTTGGGAATACCTTTGCGATCTGAGGGCCGAGGGCTTTGCCGATTGAGGAGGCGTAACCTTTTGTCGTCCCATCATCCCGCTCCACGATGTCGATGTGAGAAATGACGAGGACGTGGCACTTGAACTCGGGGGAGGTGAGTAACTCCAACATGGTTTTGAGAGAGTCTTGTGAAGCTGCATACCATTGCCGAGGGTCTTTGGCGGTGGGGCTCATCCCTCTGGCCCAGTGGAAGGCGGCTCGACCAGCGGAAGTCATGGTGTCGAGGACGAAGCTGGTGTCGGTTGACCAATCCGACATGGAGGTTCCATCGTCCCATTTGTTCAGATACTTGAGCGCATCGACGTAGGCTTTGGGCTGGCCCGCCACCTCAAGACCGTTGATGGACGAGGCCCGGAATTTGTCCCGAACACTGATGATGTCGAGTTGGTCGAGGAGTTTCGGGTTGACGTGGTGGCAAAGCTGGATGAGGGAGTCAGCGTTGTTATCCATGTCGAGCATTTTGATGAAGTAACCTGCCTCGAGGAGGGAGATTAGGGAACCGGTCTTGCCGGAGCCTGAGTCCCCGATGTAGAGGGCTCGGATTGGTTTCTTTTCGAGTGAGGCTTTAGCCATTTTGGTCGTTCCTTGTTTTGAGGGAAGCCGATAGGCGAATGGAGAGAGATGAAATCTCTTCCGCGATAGCTTTGCTCTCGGTGGTGGCGGTGTCACTTTGGATAATTCGCTGCATGTTTGCTCGGGCGAGGGAGGCAGCTCCTAA